CACCGAACAGTTTTTAAAAGAAAAAGGTGTTTACCATACCATGATGGACGTTGTGGAAGATATTAACAAGAGTGAAGTCGATACTTCTAAAATTCTAGATAAATTTGAAAAGGCTTGTAATGTTAGCTTGGTTACAGATGTGGGTTTAGATTTATTCGAAGATATTGATAAACTTATTGCAGATCTTAACTCTAATGAAAAATATATACCTTCTGGATGGAAATGGCTTGATGAAAAGATTGGTGGTGGCTTCTTGGAGAACGGAAGAGCGCTATATCTTTTCGCAGGTGAAACAAATATTGGTAAAAGTATCTTTTTAGGCAATATTGCTACTAATATAGCTAAGCAAGGAAAGACTGTCCTTTTAGTTTCTCTTGAAATGCCTGAACTTATCTATGCAAAGAGACTCGCATCAAGTGTATCTAAGATACCGTTATCACAATTAAAAATAGAATCTGATACTTTAAAGAATCAAATTACAGAATACTGTGTAGAAAATCCTACTTCCAAAATTATTATTAAAGAGTTTCCACCTGCAACAATTACAGTAAATCATTTAAAAGCATATGTAAAGAAGCTAGTTCAAAAAGGAATTAAGATAGATGCTATTGTTCTTGATTATGTAAATTTACTCAACTCGGCCACCGGTGATAGTAGTTATGAGAGAATTAAAATTTGTACCGAACAGCTTCGTGCACTTACTTACGCCTTTAGCTGTCCTATTATTTCTGCAACACAGCTTAACCGTGATGGTTATGAAATAACTGATCCCGGTCTTAAAACAATTTCTGAAAGTATTGGACTTGCTATGACCGGTGACGTTATTTTAAGTATATGGCAGGAAGATACAGATAAAGAGCTCGGGGTAATTAAGATGGGATTCATGAAGAATAGATTTGGGCCTAATTTCGGTCACTGCTCAATGAGAATTGACTATTCAACCTTAACTATTACTGAGGATGAACATATAAACGATACGGAGGGAAGCACGTCAACAATTAATACACTGTCTAAGTTATCCTTGTAATTGATGGATTTATCATTATCGGTCAATAATTAGATTTGACCGTGAAACTATGTGACCCATCTGAACAGCTAACAGTATTTGAGCAAAACCATTTATTTCTTTCATTTTGTTCATTTGTATCGTTAAACCATACAAAAAAACTTAACTTAGCTAATGTGTTTATTTGCTTACTTAAAGATAAAAATTTACGAGATATGTTTAAAAGCTACTGCGACCATAAAAATGATTACTCAGCCATTAAATTCTTCTTGCAATTCGACTCCAGCCTATATAAAAGTAAATACGTTATGAAATTTTTAAACAGTAAAAAGAACGGAGTGTTATTTGAAAAAGATTAACGCGAAAGTAAATCTCGATCCCAAGAAAAGCACTGACAAGGCTTATTTTGACAGAGCATGGAAAAAGTTTAATAATGAATTTTTTAAATCTGGTGTTATTGACGATCTTAGGCTAAGACGTTGTTACTACAAACCCAGCGCACTACGAAAAGTAAAGAAACAACTTACACGTAACAAGTGGAAGTTTTATTGATGTCAGAATACGAAAAATTCATATACAATTCATATTTAAAAGTTTTTCGATCAAGTAATAATCAACCGTATAGGTTGAGAAAAGATTTTACTAATATTGACGATAAGACGTTTATTTGTATAAAGAAGCTTTCATCGTTTTTTAAGCGTTTTCCACATATTAATATTGATGACTTTTTTCGTGCCCCATATCAACTCTATCCAGATGAAAACCATTTTGCTTTAGATTACTACACGACACTCAAAGCTACAAAGTCTTATACATTAGCGCAAAAGAAGAAGATTAATTCCGATCCCGACAGTGAAGAGCAGTTGGCAAATATAAAACAATCACTGCTTTTTATTTTGAGATTTTGTAGAGAACGCAATCTAAATCCACAAAATTATATTAACCATAAAACAAATAATGAATATTCATTCACACTTCACCTTAAAGAACATAAAGTAAATTTGTTTGTACTCTTAGGATATCAAAATTTTGAAAAGAATTTAAAATCCCGTGATGCTGAAGTTATAAAATTTATAATCGGTGATGATGTATACAATAATATACAAGTATTTAGAACTAAGCTATTTAACTCTAAAAAAGCTAACAAATTAGTCGAGCTCGGGCTTCAAAAAATAATCCAACATTGTTCTTGATTTTATTTCATTTATATTATATACTTTAACTTATGAATACATTTACTACATCGATGTTTGAAAGCATTAAAGGCGCTTTAACGAAAAATAATAGCGAAGGCGGCGTATCAAAAATTAAAGATTATCTCAGAACTGAAGTTGGTAACACCTATACAGTTAGACTTCTTCCTAATGTAAAAGACCCGTCTAAGACGTTTTTTCATTACTATTCCTACGGATGGAACAGTCTTACGACTGGTCAACTTGTAACCGCAATCAGCCCGACTACTTGGAATCAACGCGACCCTATCGCTGAAGAAAGATTCCGTATTCTCCGTAATGGGACAGAAGCAGAGAAGACTAAAGCGCTTGCTATTAAGCGTAGAGAAAACTGGATGGTAAATGTATATGTTATTAACGACCCAGTTAATGCAGAAAATAATAACAAGGTAAAGATTGTTCGCTTTGGTAGACAGCTTCATAAGATTATTATGGACGCTATTGAAGGCGAAGAAGCTGCAGAGCTCGGACCTCGCATTTTTGATCTTTCGCCTAAGGGATGCAATCTTAAGATTAAAGTTGAAAAGCAAGGTGATTATCCTACCTATGTTTCATCGAAATTCGCAATCCCGAAAGAGATCGAAGGTATAGATGAAGATTCTTATAAAAAGATCTATAATAGTGCGTTTGATCTTGAATCTTATGTAAGCGTTAAGAGTTACGACGATCTTAAAGTTCTTCTCGATACTCATTATCATGGAACAAAAGATGTTGACGAGGATGTATCTGAAGTTGCTACTATTAAGCCACAGCAAAAGACATCCGCTCCTGTGCCAGTTGTTGAAGTTAAATCTACATCTAAGAGTAAAATAGAAGATGAAGATAGTACTATTAATGACTTGCTCAAAGATCTATAATTAATGGATACATTTAGAGAAGTTTCATCAGAAGAAGCTAAAATGCTCACGCTCCAATTTATGGGGCAGCATCTTACCGGTGAATTAAAGCAGCTAGATCAGCATATTATCTCTAAAAACCCTACCCTGCAAGGGGTAACTATTGATCCGAATAAAATTCTAAATTCAGTACCAGTACAGCAACAGCCGGCTAATGTTGTAAATGCTGGTCTAAATATTGAGCAGTCCTTACAGCCTATCAACATACAAACTGTTAATACACCGCCGCAAGTTCAGCCTATTCCAAGGGACCCTAACCAGCTTGAATTTGATTTTGATAATTGCTCTTATTCAAAGACTATTTTTGAAAGATTGGATAGTATGGATAGAAAGCTATCACAGATACTTGAGCTTTTTAAAAAAACAGAAAATTTAGATTGAAAGATAGAAATAAGTTACTATCATTAATATATGGTTTTAAAAATATCTTCGCGTGAGAAGTTTTATAACTATTTTATAACGCCATTAAGCAAAGTTACAGACAGTGCAGTTCTTAAAGTAGAAAATAAAAAAATTACTTCATTAGTTTCTACTAGTGATAATACAATTATTATTAGTGCAGAGTATGTCGATGATTCTATTGACGTGGTTAAAACATTAAATGTACCCGATCTCAAAAAGCTTTGCAGAGTATTAAGCTGTATTGAAACAGAAAATCTTGAGCTTGATATATCTCAGAATTTTATCGGTTATTCGTCAGATAGTATACGTTTTAAGTATCATCTTTACGATGATAACATTATTAATACACCTAAAATTAATATGGAGAAATTGAAGAGTTATACGTTTGATGGTAAATTTACACTTCCATATAATTCTATTGTAAGTCTTATTAAGGGAAGCTCTATTAGCACAGAAACAAATAAGCTTTATATATCAGTTAAAAATACTACAGTATTTGGTGAATTGACAGATAAAACTAGATCTAATATTGATTCATATGGTATTAAAATATCAGAAAATTACGATGGAATACAGTTTGCGTTACCTATCCCGTTGAATTTTGAGATATTTAGAATAATTTCTTCTATGAAGTTCAAAGAGCTACAAGCTAACCTTATTACAAAAATGGGTGTTCTAACACTCGATCTAAACCTAGATAATTCTAACTTTAAGTTCTTATTATCAGCACTAGCAAACTAATGAGCAAAAATAAACTTAGAACTCCTAGTTACTTTATTAAGAGATTACGTGATAACGGCTTTATAGTAATAAAGCTATTCGCTGTTTATTCAAAACAGGACCCACGTCAATGGACTTTGATGGTCAACCCAAGTGAATCATCAGTATTCATTACATGTTATGCTAATAAGAATAATCTAGACGAAATCTTGTTTGAATTTAATGATGGTGGTAGGCGTATAGCTAGTAATTTCTTTATTAAAACAGATAGTATTGAAGTTATTATTGATTTCTTACTTAAAAACGGCGTTTCAAACAATACCCCTTATAAGGGACGTGAAAGATACTTTAAGAAGAGACTAAATAATTATGATGAAAAACAAGAATTCATCCAACGATAAAAAGAAAGATTCATTTGACCCAAACGCTAATAAAGAGGTCAAAGAGCTTACCCATAAAGCATTAGTCTCTTTTCTTAGAGAACAGCTTAGTGAACAAGCTGTACAGCGTAAAGACATAGATGTTCTTACTGCGCAAATTTTAGAATTTTTAAACAGCTTTATCCTTATTGGTTATAATTTTGACGGTAAACCAGTTACTCTTATTTCTGCTCATAATCAGCAAGAAGCAGATTCACTCGGCGCTCTTTTAAATAAGTTCCTTCTAAGCTCGGCAGAAGATAAAATGTCTGGAGATTGAAAGTTAGTAGTATAAAATTATATTGTGGTTAATGTTATAATTCTCGGTAAAGGGTTTGTTGGCAATCATATTTTTAATTTTTTTAAAAAATATTACAACCTTCATACTGTTATAGTTAATAGAAAAGAAGTAGACTATTTTAACGAAATTGCATTAAAAAAATTCTTAAGAGAGCTTCATTGTTATCCTGAAAACGATATAGTGTTTGTCAACTGCTCAGGATATACTGGTAGACCCAACGTTGATGCATGTGAGTTAAATAAAGAAATTTGTGTTGAATATAATACCAAATTGCCTGTCTTTTTAAGTAATTTCTGTCAAAAATACAAGCACTATCTTATTAACGTTTCGAGCGGCTGCATTTATAGTGGATATGAAAAAGAATATACTGAAGAAGATATACCCAATTTTGGCATGTATTCTGATGTTAGCAGTTTTTATTCCAAAACAAAACATCTAGCCGAATTACTCTACACAAAAACACATTCAACATTTCTTAGAATACGCATGCCGTTTTGCTCATATTCTTCTGAACGCAGCATTATTAATAAAATTATAAATTATGATAATTTAGTATCATTTAAAAACAGCTTAACATCTCTAGATGATTTGACTGTCTTTATTAATAAATTCATAGTCAATGAATTTTATAAGACAAAACCAGACATATACAATGTAGTTAATCCTGGTGGAATAGATGCAAAAGAAATTGTGCAGTTACTCTCACAACACAACATTATTAATAAGAATTGGAAGTTCGTAGACATTGAAAATTTACATCTCAAAGCAAATCGTTCAAATTGTGTCTTATCTAGTGAAAAAATAGCTGATCTCGGATTAGATTTGCCACCCATACATGAAACACTACTAACAAGTATTGAAAAACTTTCCCATGAAGCAGCTTTTTAGTTTCTTAGAGAAACATCCTAAAAAAAGATTTTTATATGCTATAACAGGTGGTTTCTACCTTGGCGAGCTTTTTGTTTTTATTGAAAAGCAAGACGAGAATTTTAATTTTCTCTCATTACCCGAAATGAAAATTAGAACTGTACCTTCTGATAAGTTTATCTTTGGCTTAGATAACAAGATTATTGATATAGTCGAAAAACTACCATCCCATGTGTATAATACATGTGTGAAACAATATCAAAAAAATAAGATAAAAATATAGTATATTTTTAAAAACACAGTTATAAGTACCTTTATGAAAATAGTTATTGAAACGACATTAAAGACAGATACTGAAAAAGAAGCATTTTCCTTTGCTATTGACAAAGAAGAGATTGCTAATATAGCCAATAAATTAGGACTTGCTGGTGCTAATAAAGCTATAGATAGCTTTGCTGAAAAGTATACAATTGCTTTTAAGCAAAAGCTTGCCGAGTTTTTGAATAAATAACAGTATATGGATTTTGTTGACCCCAGACCGATGCAGTCACCCATTAGCGGCCAGACTATTCGTCCTGTGCTTAAAACATTTATACGTGGTAATCAAGAGATTGTCGAAGCGCATTATATTGACCCCGCATCTGGAGCCTTTGTACATAAAGGTGTTGTCTCTGTTAAAGATATTAGTAAGCCAGAAGCAAAAGAATAATATTGTTAATTCCTTTAAAGTAGTTATAATGCTTGTGTGATAGTACCGCAAGATTATATTCTCCAGAAATTCTATCAATACGCTGGTTACCCTAAGTTTAAAAAGTTTAGTAATACGTATATTGCAGGGTGTCCTATTTGCAGAGAAGGTAAGTCGTGGCTACGTAAAAGACGGTGTGTTTATATTGTCGAAGATAATGTAGTATGCTGTCATAACTGTGGGTGGTATAGTAATGCAATTAAATGGATACAAGAGGTCTCAGGTCTAACTTTTAACGAGATCGTACAAGAGTCTAAAACATATGATATATTACCTTTAGACATCTTAAAGAGCGATGAGCCCGTAAAACCTGTTAAACAAGTAGAGAGACTTCCTCTCGATTCTATTAATTTGTTTGACGAAAATCAGGTATTGTATTATAAAGATAATACCGTTGTCCAAGATGCTTTAAATTTAATTAAAAAGAGAAAGATAGATATTGCTATAAACAAACCTGAAACGATTTGGTTATCGCTTAAAGACAAAGTACATAAAAATAGACTCGTTATTCCTTTTTACGATGATAATAGCGAAATAATCTTTTATCAATCTCGTGCAATTTATAATAACGATTTAAAATTTTACCCAAAATATCTTAGTAAAGTAAATGGTGAGAAAGCACTTTATAATATTAATAGAATATCATCTGATCTCGAATATATTTTTATTTTTGAAGGCCCTATTGATTCTTTTTTTGTTAAAAACGGAACAGCTGTTGCAGGCATACAAGAGAATAGTAATAATATGTTTTCGAAGTTACAAGAGACACAACTTTCACCGTTTAAGTTTTATAAAAAGATTTGGGTTCTAGATAGTCAGTGGGTCGATTCTGCGAGTAAAAATAAAACTATGAAGCTTATTGAAAATAACGAACATGTTTTTATATGGCCAGAAAGTATGGGCAAAACTTATAAAGATATAAATGAATATTGCGATGCAAAGAACATAGGGAGCGTAGATCCAGAGTTTTTTATCGAGAATAGTTGCGACGGACTAAAAGCTAAGCTTAAGATGTCGGTTATTTGTCGTTAGCAGAGATTAGATATCCCTTAAGCGATTCGCTCAAAGAACTTAACTCAGCAGCAAGACGAGAAATTTTCTTTTTCTCACTTCTTGCAATGTCTTCAAAAATAGAATCACAAGCTGCAGAATGTAACTGAACTTGCATTGACGAAGGATCTGTACCGTTAAGATACCTTATAAATTCATCAATATGAACAATCCATTCTTTTAATTTTTGAACTTGCTCTTGTTTTCTGTGGTCAACAAACTTTTCACGTCCACCTTGTACGTCGAAATCTTCTGGCTTTGCAGATGTTAATGTCTGTGCCATTGCTGCTTTATCAGAATCTGGAGCAGCTTCTGGGGCTGGTGTTACAGGTGTTTCATCTGCTTCTATAACAACACGAAATTTTTGTTCGAATAGACTCATATTATTATTTATTACAATTTGATTAAATAATTTTATGAAAAGAAAGCTTTTATTTGACGAAGTTATGCAGTATAATAAATGGACATCAGGTATGGCTTCTAGAGAGCTTGCAACACAACATGTTACACTGAAAGACCTGTTTGATAAATCAGTTAATCAATTTCCCAATGATGCTAAGGCCGATAAAGCATTACCTTATCCCTTACCCAGTGTTATTGAGCAACTAGGTGAACTCTTTATCAACGCAGGCAACGCCCAAGAGCTTTTTAAGATGTCGTTAAAAAACCCTGTTATTCAACAAAACCAAGTCGCCATGAAACAAGTCAAAGTAGTAATAGACAAATTATCTTCAATTATTAATACGCTTAAAACAATATTTGCTGCCACAGAAAAACCTGTTGCAAAAAAATAATTTATATACTAAAATCATAGTAATGCTTAAAAGATTTGTCATACAATTAACATTGTTAATTTCTATATCTTCACTTATAGCGTTCTTACTTCATTCCCTCGGTGTGAGCTTACTTATCGGGTTTTTATCTGGTTTATTTTTACAGTTTGTAGGGTATAACGCTTTTTATTCCGCTCTAGATGCATACTTAGCTATTAAAAATAAAGCACTTGAAAATGAACGAATCAAGGAATTTTCTTATCAGGGATTAGAAGTAGCTTGTCCATGCTACAAAAAGCATATTGATTTTGTTCCCGTTAGACTTAATACCTCTAATTATTATAAATGCGGGGAATGCCAAAAGACCGTTAGTATTATTATTGCTGCAGAAACAGCTGTAACCACAGAGCCGATAGTTAATACAGATCTACCTGCAGTAAATGAAAAACTTATTGAAAGCGTAATTAGCAATGCAAATTCCTGAAAGTATTGAAAAAATAACTAAAGAGGTACCTCCTTCTGCATTAGTTAGAAAAGAAGAACCGTCTTCTGTTCCTCTAGATGAAATAATTTTTAATATTAAAAAAACTCTCGATATTAAGTCCACAGAATACTTTGAAAAAGGTTTAGTTTACATGAAGAACGATCTTTCTTCTGATAGACAAATTATTAAAAACTACATCAACCTTATTAATGACTGTATGGTTGGAGCTCTTAAGAACAGTGACGTTAATGAAGATTATAAAGGTGAGCTTATTACTAATTTTAAGACTATCGTTGATTCGCTTAAGAATATTTTTGATTCAACCTACAACACAGTTTTTATTTTAAATAAACAAAAGAATTTACTTGATAGCAAAGAAATTACCTTCACAATACTAGGATATGCAATCGGAATTATCAAAAAAATATATAACCGTTGACTGTAAGAACGGCAACCGCAACCTTAATGTCGATGAGTACGCTAGATGGCTATGCCTTTTAGAAGCTCTAGATATTATTAGTCGTAAAGCTCAACAATTTAAAGTCGACCTTCACGGTAAAGATGTAGATTGGGTGAAGCCTTTAGCATTTCAAAAATATATTGTTGATCGATATGAATCAATGAAAGATGAAGTTGTGAAAAATGAGACAGTAGTTGAAACATTCGAAAATAATACACCATGCACTACATCGTCGGAACCCGCTTTAGTATAATAGTTAACGCAAAGGCCGGTTTCTTTTCTCGTGATAAGAGATTTAAACCTGGTGTTAATTATATGCTAATTAATATTAAACCAGAAAATAACAAATACAAATATATTTTTGTTGGATCTGATCGCAGTACAGTTGAGCAAGAGTTTGCTTCATGCCGCGAGGGTGACAAGTTTATTGCTAATTTAAGAAACGAAGTATTACCTAATTATGATGTTCCTGCTGATCCAATTGATACAATAGAAGATTAATAATACCCACCGTAGACACTATCATAATTTGTCTTAGAATAATCAAATATTTTTTCTTTTGATTCAATTTTTGCACTGTATGTATATGGTTTATCAGCTCCAGAAGCTGTAGTAACTTTAGTATCATCAAATACTTGATCGTTCATAGCTTCAGGGGTAACACCAGGCTCGAAAGAATATTCAAACCTCTTAGCTTTTATTAACCAAACATAATGTCCTGCAAGTGCATTGATTTGCGCTATATCTTGATCTAATCTTTGAGTTATTTCATATATATTTCCATTACGACCACCTGGTCTATCACTACCATACTCAACTAGTTGAAATAGATCACCTGACTTTGGTTCTGCACCGTAACCAAACGTTTCATAGAACGCGCTTATATGAACAAAAGCAGTTACTTCATCATCTGAGACGAGACCAAACTTACTTAGCATTAACGCATTTTCATTTAAATTGATGGCTATAGTAATAAGCTGTGGTGGTGAATATGCTTGTGTAGGTTGTTCACCATATAGCATATCTGCACTTAAGGTAGTTGTATTATTAACAATATAACCAACTTTTTGACCGTATAAATTAATTTGCTCTCTCCAGTAATTAGAGATAGTATTTCTCTCACAGCTATTATTAGTTTTATCTGTATATCTAAAGCATGTATTGTCTTCGAAGAAAAAAGGATAAACACCTCCTTGAGGGTTAATATTACCGGTGTAATAATTCTTTGATTCCATATTACTTCTCTAATACAGCTGCATTTAATACCGGATCAAAACGGAGAGTTATCCCCGTATTGCCGAGAGATTTAGCTTTTGCTCTATCTAATTGAAGATTAAATTCACTTTCTATCTCTCTAACGTCATTATCATTACATACAAATCTACCATTATTCCTATTTTTTAAATTTTCGACTTTCTGATTACTCTTTAATGTTCTATGCATATGAGGTACAACACGCCCGGGATGCTTTGAATGAGAGCTTACATCGCGTAGCATAGGATTCATATGACGCTTTTTTGTCTGTAATGGCTTATTACTATAAAAATCTTTAAAGGTCATCATAATATATTTAAGCAAAAAAAAGGGCCTTAATTGAATAAGGCCCTTAATTTTACTATTTTTGACTTTGTTTTATTTTAATCCAGCGAGGTAAGCGCCAACTTTTGATGTCTTGCTTGCGACAACGTTAGCTTTACCTTTAGGTGAGGTGGGAGCGCCACCTTTGATACCAGCACCTACTAATGCATGGCCTTTTTCACCATCATTACCGACCTTATCGGTAACTTTACCATCACCAGCGCCGCTAGAGGTCAAGCTCTTTGTTACATCACCGACCTTGTTATCCTTCTTCTGAAGGCTTTCACCAGCGCTAGCAGGAAGTTCCTTCATATCAGTAGCCTCTCTAGCTACCTCTTGATTGTCTTCCTCTTCCTCTTCATCCTTCTTATCATGCTTTTCTTCGTTTGCTTCATCTGAAGCAGTTTCATCCGAAACTTCATCTTCATGCTCTTGCTCGTCTTTCATATCACCCTCGACATCGAGAATGTCGTGGAGCACATCACAAAGCTTCTGAGCCACATCGCGAGGAAGAGTAAATGTTACATCTTCACCGCCAGTTGTTTCACCGACATCGTTTGCTTCGTCGCCGGTAGGTAAGCCAAGAGCTGCAGCATCATTTGCTTCAGCATCAGGTTGACCACCCATTACATCTTCGTAGAGTTTGTCAAAAATAGATTTATTCATAGAAGTATTTATTGTTCGTACCTCTGTTTTTTCAAGGTTTTGTGAGAATTTCTTCGGCTCATAAAAATTATTATCCTTTGCATCGTCAGGTTTTATAAGATCTTTCTTAAAATTATCAGCGTTCTCCGGGCCAGAATTCTTAGTAATGAAAGCTTTCTTATCTGCTACAGCTTCTACTGGCTTTTTGTCAGTAGCTAGCTTAAACGTACCTTTAGGAGGGAATACCGATTTTTTTTCTTCGATAACGCTCTTTTCATAAAAATCACCCATTTCAACTAATGTACGTGTGTTGTTCATATTAAGTATTTATACATTATATGCCGAAAAAACCAGAAAAACAGTTTTATTTAGGTAATGAGAATTTACCAACAACTGAGGCACAGTTTGATTATTCAAGTCATCCTGAATGGGTTGAGGATATTGCTAAAAGCAGAAAAAATATTTTATATTTTGCAGAAAATTTCTTTTACATAATAAACCTAGACCAAGGTAAAATGAAAATTAAGCTTCATAACTACCAAAGAAAAGTGCTTAGAGGGTTGAGAGACAACAGATTTGTATGCTTACTTGCAAGTCGACAGATTGGTAAAGCTCTAGCTTTAGATACCCCTATACCTACACCCTCAGGATGGACTACTATGGGTGAGCTAAAAGATGGTGATATTGTTTTTGGATTAAATGGTAAGCAGTGTAAAATAGTTAAAGCTCATGATATCTTAACTGGTAGAAACTGTTTTGAAGTGGAATTCGATAATGGTGAAAAGATAATTGCTGATGAAGAACATCTTTGGTTTACACAGACTAGAGCTGAACGCAGCAGTAATGTTAATGGCACAAAGAAAACGACTAAAAATATTTTTGAGACTTTACTTACAAAATCAAAAACAAGACAAGAGCCTAATCATAGAATACCAGTATGCTTAAATGGTATCGAAATATCAAATGCTAGTTTATCTATAGATCCCTATGTGCTAGGATTATGGCTTGGTGATGGAGCATCTGAAGGAGGAACAATAACAGTAGGTAAACGCGATATTAATGATATAATTGATATTTTAACTAATCAGCAAAAACAATTTGATAAGCTCCTACTGCATGAATATAATCAAGATGTTTACACTTTAAGAATTACAGTAAATAAAGGTGTAAAAACAAAAAGCTTAAGTACATTATTAAAAGAAAATAATTTGATATGTAACAAACATATTCCTGAAAGTTATTTAAGAGGTAGCAGGCAGCAACGTCTAGAATTATTACAAGGATTAATAGATAGTGATGGTTATGTAGCTAAAAATGGGGTAACACAATTTTACAATACTAATTTAAATTTAGTAGCTCAAGTACGTGAACTTATAGAGAGCTTAGGCTATAAAGTAACACAAAAAACTTTTATACCTAAATTAAAAAATATAGAATGCTCAGAAGTAGGTGTTCTAACTTTTACCCCGATTGAATATGTCTGCAGATTAAGCTTTAAAAAGAATAGAATTAAATGCAAAGAATTTGTAAATGAATCAATGTTTAGAGCACAGTGGCATTATATTAAATCTATCAAATCGGTAAAATCTGTCCCGGTAAGATGTATTACAGTAGATAATGAAACAGGTACATTTCTTTGCGGAAAGCAATATATACCAACAAGTAATACCACTCTAATGACAATATATGCATTATGGATAGCTTGCTTCTTTGATGATCAGCGTATTTTAGTTGTAGCTAATAAAGAACAAACAGCAATTAATATCTTTAAGAGAATCAGATTAGCTTATGAAAAGCTACCGAACTACCTTAAACCAGGAACTATAGAATATGGTAAAACATCGATGTCACTCGGTAATGGATCTAGTATCGGCATTTCGACAACAAGTAGTGATGCAGGACGAGGAGATAGCTGTAATGTTCTTATTTTGGATGAGTTAGCGTTTATTGACAATCATATGGTCGAAGATTTTTGGCGTTCTGTATATCCAATTATTTCTTCGTCTAAAAAATCAAAAATATTTGTGGCCAGTACACCAAATGGAACTGATAATTTATTCTACGATTTATATCAAGGCGCTCTTGACGGTAATAATGACTGGCATGCTGAAAAAGTTGATTGGTGGGAAGTACCTGGCCGTGATGAAGAGTGGAAAGAAAAAACTATTCGTTCTTTAGGGAGTAAAGATGCGTTTGATCAAGAATTTGGAAATGTATTCTTGCAAACAGGAGAAAGCGCCCTTGACGATGCATTATTTGAAGCGATGAAAGAAGAATGCGTTGAACCAAAATTTGTTTTTGATGAAGGAAAATATTTACTTTGGGATGAACCAAGTAAGGACAAGATATATGTGGCGGGAGTTGATATTAGTGAAGGTGTCGGTGAAGCTGCAAGCGTTGTACAAATTCTTGACATTACAGATTTGAGAGAAATAAAGCAAGTCGCGACTTACCATAGTAGAATAATTAGCCCTTATAATTTTACTACCAAGTTACATGAAATATTACAGCATTGGGGAAGCCCTCTTGCTTTAGTTGAAAGAAATAATTGTGGTGCACAGGTTGTAGACCAACTTAAAAATGTATTACAATATGAGAATTTAGTTTCATATGGTGCAAAAATTGCAGGAAGTAAATTTAATAAAATTGGAGTACAAGCTCATACAAATTCAAAATATAAAGGAGTAATGAATATGCGTTATTGGGTTAATGAACTCAAAGCGATAAAAATTTATGATTTAAAAACCTTAAATGAATTAAAAATGTTTGTTCGCTACCCTAATGGTACGTGGGCTGCTAAACCCGGTTCAGATAATTGGGATGATAGAGTTATGAGTTTAATATGGGCATTAATGATATTAGAAAATGATCTAGTTGAAAAATATTTTGAAATAGAACAATTTGATAACAATAAAAAACCTCTTAAAATAAGAGCACTAGATTATGGAATAAAATATTTTATTAATCCCACCTCGCTTTACAGTAACGAAAGAAACGATCAAGGAGCTGTGCCTTTGCCGGTTATTATTCAAGGTGATAATAGTAGTGAAAAAGACGAACTAAAAGATCTTGAGGCTCAGGGGTGGTCTAGATTAAATTAATATATGGCTAATCTAGTAAATTACTCGCAAAGTCCTTTTAATAAAACAAGAAAAGATAAATTTCTTTTAGTTTTAAATTTTCCAGATGGTTTAAAAGATATTTCTAAAAAGCTAACAAGATCAAATGAATCTATTTTACCCGATACAATTCAATTTTCAGTATATGGTGCTATAGTGCCAGATGTTGAAGTTCCTGTTTTAAATGTAAGATATACAGGTCAAACATTAGCTGCTTCTAGTCATGCAAGACCACCATATCCAGCATGTACTGTTAATTTTACAGTAGATAATAGGTTTAATAACTATTGGACAATATATAAATGGTTAGATCTTCTTACCAGTAGTGAGGATGGAATTGTAGATAAAGATAATATTTTAGTTAAGAATAATAGAACTGATTTAATGAAATATGCAGCAAATATATCTATATTTGCTTTAGATGAATACGATAAACGCACAGTAGAATTCGTTTATACTAATGCTTTTCCTACATCTCTAGGGGGTATTAATTTTAATAATAGAGATGCTAGTGAAATTGAAACAACTTTTACCTTTAATTATTCGAGATTATTAGTTTCTTTAGTCGAAACTGTAGATAGTTTGTAAAAAATTAAAAAGTTTTATCCAAAAAACCATAAATACTTTATATGGCACGCACAATTCAAAGTCCCGGGGTAGAGATTACTGAAAAAGATTTCACACAAGCAACCGCTGGTGTAGCACCAACCACAGTATTTATTTCCGGATTTGCTTCTAAAGGACCTACCTCAGAACCAATTAGTATTGCATCCTTGTCAGAATTCGAACAAGTCTTCGGTGCTCCGACAAATTCTGCAGAAAGATATTTCTATCACACCACAAGAGCTGTATTGCAGTCTCCTGCTAGCGTATTAGTTTATAGATTACCCTATGGGCCTAATGCCGGTGTCGATACAAGCAATGATTTCAGTGCATTAGTCTACCCCGTCGCATCCTATGTTAATGGTGCTTCGTCAACAAACTTAAATCTTTCAGTTTCTGGTGCTTATTTCTTCGGTGAACCAACACATCTCAAATTAACACAAGCTGAATACCTTTCAATTTTACGCGGTGATGGATTTAACTGGGCCTCTGATACAGGTGGAGCTACTACATTTAGTACTGTAGCTTCTCTTGCTAATGCTGGATTAGTCATTCTAAATAAAGCACAATCTACAATTAATAGTAGATTTGAAGGAACATATATCGGATTAATTGATAATTTAAATCTCAATCCTGCCACTCCTTTTAACGGTATAGGTTCCGTATTATCTGTTAATACAAGTGCAGCTGCAATTTACGGTGATAGTTATGTCAATATTCCTTCAACAAGACTTAACTTTAGTTTATCTGCTGAAGTTGGTGGTGGAAGTGGTA